GTTTAGAAGGAAAAGAACCTTTGTGTTTAGAGGAAATAAGTAAAAAATATAAAATCAGCACACAACGTGTAAGGCAAATATTAAATAAAGCTATGAGAAGATTGAACCATAGGTCAAGAAAAGATAGATTAAGGCAATATATAAAGAACAGAAAAGAAGAATCTCGTCAAGATGGTCAAGATTATTTAATAAAATATGGTAGAGAACTTACATATCAAATAAAAAGGGAAAAAAAATGATTAAAAAAGTAGAAGATATAGTAATGAACGTTTTAAAAGACGAACCAAGAGCTAGAGATAACGATGAAATACTATGCGTGTGCGTTTGGTATAGCCAGGTAAGACACAAAGTGCATCATATGAGTTTACTAGATTTTTTCAGAAGAATGTCCAAAGGCAAATACTACAAAGCAGAAAGTATAATGAGATGCAGAAGAAAACTCCAGGAAATACACAAAGAACTACGTGGCAAAAAATATGAACAAAGAAGAAAAAACACACAAAACGTAAAAAACGAATTAAATGAAATGGCTGCGGAATCTCAAGGACCAAGCTACAGTTCTGGAAAGTTATTTTAAATGAAAAAAGCTAAATTCACAATACCAGGTAAACCAGTACCACAAAAAAGACACAGAATGGGCCGTGGATTTTCATACGATCCATCAGCACCAGACAAAAAAAGAGTGCGTACAGAGTTAATACTAGCAAACAGACTAAGATATATACACAAAGGCGATGTTAGTATGTTTATAACTTTTCATATGCAAAGACCTAAAAGCCACTACAGAACTGGTAAATATAAAGAGTTTTTAAAAAAAGGCTCTCCATACAAACACACCTCAAAACCAGACATAGATAATTTAATTAAATTTATTATGGATTGCTGTTCTGGAATTTTATACAAAGACGACAATCAAGTAGTAAACATAACTGCAAATAAACAATACGCAGAAAAAGAACCAAAAACTGAATTTTATATAATATACGGAGATGACAAAAATGAAAGACAAGACTAAAGGAATACTTATAGGCCTAGCTTTAGGTTTTATGATTTCATGCAACGATAACATAATGGCTGACAACGAAACACAAAATCAGTTCGACCAAATTGGATCAGTAGAGTGGAATCCGCTGTACGTGAAGATAGTAGAATAAAAACTTTTTAATTTCAATTCTAAATTTTTATTGTATATTATGCTATTGAAATATGGCTGAATATACACACAATATAATACAGAAAAATGTTAAAGATTTAATTTTTGCTGACTACAATCCCAGGCAGTTAACAGAAAAACAATATAAAAATCTAAAAGCATCAATTGAAAATTTTGGTTTAGTAGATCCAATACTTATAAACAAAAACGAAACAAGAAAAAATATAATTATAGGTGGACATCAAAGAGTCAAAGTAGCTAAAAGACTTAAAATAAAACAAGTGCCTTGCATAGAACTTGACCTAACACTAGAAAGAGAAAGAGAACTAAACGTAAGGTTAAACAAAAACACTGGGCAATGGGATTTTGATGTATTAGCAAACAACTTTGAAATAGATGACCTGGTCGACTGGGGATTCACACACGAAGAATTAATTATACCAGACCCAGAACCAGAAGAAGGACTAACGGACCCAGATGCAATACCAGAAGTAAAAGAATCAATATGCAAAATGGGAGATGTTTGGAAACTGGGAGAACACACACTGATGTGCGGAGATTCAACTAAACCAGAAGATGTAAAAAAATTAATAGGCAAAACTAAAATACACTTAATATTCACAGACCCACCATATGGAGTTTCATACACTGGAACCAGCGGAGAGTCAAAAAAAGAATGGGACCCAATAAACGGCGATGACCTAAGAGATGATCAACTGTATCAATTTTTATCTGCTTCTTTTAAAAACCTTTCAGCCTATACAAATGACGGAGTACCAGCGTACGTTTTTCATGCTTCAAGCACACAGATAGAATTTCAGAAATCACTAGAAGAAGCTGGATTCAGAATTAAGCAACAATTAATATGGCAAAAAGGAATGGTGCTGTCAAGATCAGACTACCACTGGACACACGAACCAATGTTCTACTGTGTAAAAGGCGAAAAAAACAATTTATGGTATGGCGATAGAACAAGCAGAACAATAACAAACCAGGAAGAAAAAGATTTCAATAAACTTAATAAAAAAGAATTAGTAGAGATACTAAACACACTCTACAAAAACAAATCAGTATGGGATGTTAAAAAAGATGCTGCGATTTTTTATAAGCACCCTACACAAAAACCAGTAGACCTTTCAATAAAGGCTTTAAAAAACAACACAAAGCCTGGAGATGTCGTAATAGATAACTTCAGCGGAAGCGGTTCAACATTACTAGGTGCAGAGATGACACAAAGAAAATGCCTGGCAATGGAATACGACCCACAATACTGCGATGTGATCATAAAACGCTGGGAAGAATTTACTGGAAAAACAGCAAAACTAATATAAAGGAAACAGCATGGCCAAAGAAAAAAAGAAAACTGGAAGGCCTAAATCTGATATACCAGGATTAAAAGTAGAACAACTGGCTTCATATGGTTGTACTAACACAGAGATTGCTGAGTTTTTTGGAGTTAATGAATCTACAATTCGTAGGAGTTTCGCCGAATTTCTGACAAAAGGGAGAGCTTCGGGTAAAATCAAACTTCGCCAATTACAAATGAAGGCTGCGGAACAAGGTAATGTTACAATGCTTATATGGCTTGGAAAACAAGTACTAGGTCAACAAGACAAATCAGAGATAGAATTAGTAAAACCAATCGAAGAAGTAGACTTCCATGGGTTATAATTTAAACATTTATAAGGAAGATTACTTCCCGCACCAATGGGAGTTTTTAACAAGCAAGAAACCTATAAACGGATTAATAGCGGGTATGGGAAGCGGTAAAACGCACGTCTTTGTACATAAGACATTCATAAATCACATTACAAAAAAAAATAAAAAAGGGATTTCTAACGGGTGGATTGTATATCCGACCTATGACTTGGCTGACGAACTATTCGTAGAACCATTCACAGACCTCCTAAACTCCAAAGGGATCCCTTACAAATACAATATTTCAAAACACAAATTCACAACACCATACGGTGCAATTAAAATATACCAACTACAAAAACCACAAAGAATTATTGGTGCAGAGTTAAACTACATAGGCTTTGATGAGTTTGACATAGAGAGCTATAAGAACTGTGACATAGCGTTTAAAAAGTCAATAGGCCGTATGAGAGGTGCAGAAGATTGCGAAATATATATAGTTTCAACACCAGAAGGCTTCCACTACTGTCATAAGATATTCGTAGAAGATGCCTCACCAGAACGACACCTGGTACACGGAAAAACAATGGACAACAAGTACCTACCAGAAAGCTACATACACTTAATGGAACAAACATACGATGACAAACTACTAAAAGCGTACATGAATGGAGAATTTACAAACCTACAACAAGGAGCAACATACTATGGGTTTAACAGACAAGAAAACATCAAAGAAGTTAAATACAATAAGGCCCTACCAATACACTTCGGTATCGACTGGAATGTGGACCCAGAATGTTGTGCAGTTTTTCAGCTCTACACAACAAAACCTCACATACGTGTTATCAAAGAAATTGCACTACACCACGGAGGAGAAGGCGACTTATTAACACAAAGAATGTGCGAAACAATCAGAGAAGCGTTCCCAAACAACAGATACATAGCATATCCAGACAGCACGGGTAACGCAAGAAACAGCTCGGCTCAGTACAGCGATATCCAACTGCTGCGACAAAATAAATTTATAGTTAACGTGGCACACACAAATCCTAGAGTAGTGAACAGAGTGAACGCAATGAATAAACAATTTACAGATAAAAATATAATTATAGATCCATCATGCAAAATTTTAATAGGCGACCTGGAAAAAGTGACTAACAAAGAAGGTACTAGAGAAATAGACAAATCAAACAAGACCCTCACCCATATGAGTGATGCACTCGGATATGCGGTGTCGTGGCTTAAACCTATCGTAAAACCGCTAATAGGAACAACAGATAGATAAGGAGAAAATGGAATGATTCCAAAAATCGGCGAACTTTCAGTAATCATCTCAAAATGGGATGCAAACCAACAACGCAAAAACAAATGGAAGCAAGAAAGATATGATGCAATAGACTACTACAACGGAGAAACGATAGACTACACTTCACACTACTTCAGCGAATCAACACTAAGCAAAGTAGTACCAGGTAACATTAATATTACTAAAAGAGTTATTGATAGAGTGTCACTGGTTTACATGATACCACCGCAAAGATTATATACAAACGAAGAAACACCAGAACTATTCGTACATAAAGATTTAAAACTACAAAGACTAGAAAGAATTACTAATTTACTAGACGCTGTGCTTTTAAAACCGTGCTGGAGAACAAAAAAAGATGGAAGCGGGTGCATAGAGTATGACATCATATGGGATTACGAACCAATATTTGGAGATGATCCACTAACACCAGAAGCTGTAGTATACCCGATTTCAAAAAAAGCAACAGTGATGAGTACAGAACCAGAACTGTATGCCTATTGGGATGCAGAGAATCACTTCATATTTGACGAAACTGGAAAGCACTACACGCAAGACGACAACCCAGATATGATCAACCCATACGGTAGGATTCCATTTATAGAATGTCACAGAGAAGGAAAACCAGAAATGGACTACCTGGACACAAACGCATCAAGAGATTTAATATCAACAAACCTTGCAATAAACGTAGCAGAAACAAACAAAAACGCAAACGTGATGTTTCAATCATTCGGTTACTTATTTGTTAATGGAGCTGGAATAGACAAAGATACTATGCAGATAGGACAAGACAAAATAAACTACCTCGGCGTAGACGGCACAATTTCAATAGTATCGCCACCCAATGCTATACCAGCCCTTGATGAATCTATACAATCTTCTTATAAGATGCTTTCTCAGAATTACCACCTTCCAGTTTCATTCGTAGAAGGAACTACGGCTGAATCTGGCGTTGCCCTTAAAATGCGTAATATAGAGTTAACTGACGATAGGAAGTCTGATATAGCAAGGTGGCGAGATATAGAGTTTCAACTGTTTGACCTGGAAAGACTGATCATAGCAGTGGAGCTAGGCAAAGACGCTGGAGATTTAGAAGATGTAGACTTTTCTGAATCGGTCGACGTACTGAGTGACGAAGAACAAAGGGCAAAATGGGATTGGGAATTATCTAAAGGACTAATAGACTTAGCGGATATACTAATACAAAAAAACCCAGACCTAACCAGAGAAGAAGCAGAAGAAATACTAGCAGAGAAAAAAACAACCTCAAAAGAAACAGCACAATTCAAAGATGAACCAGAAGAAGAAAAAAACCCGCTACTTGCAATGCTTAACTCTGACAGTGCTGAAAAATAAATGGTAGATCAAAAGAAAATAGATCAAGTAGCAGACAAATCAGCAAAGACGTACATAAAAAACGTCACAAAGATAGTCAAAACAATTTTAAAAACAACCAAAGGCCTAAGCGATGACCAGTTTGGTAAAGCAATGAAACAAATGGACTTAACAACAATAGTGCAAAATCAAATGAAAGAGATCACTACAGACTACGCAAAAGCACATATCGAAATACTAAAAGATAAAAAACCAATTAAATGACAGAACAACAAATACAACTCTTAATAGAAATGGACCAGGAAGTATGGGAAGCATACCTACCATATCTATCAGCACAAATGAAACAACAAATAACGCTGGGAGTGTTTACTGGACTAACAGAAGCAGAAATTATAAATAACATAACCGCTGCGGTTTTAAGTGAAGCACAAGTAGCTACTTTAATAACAACAACACTAAACAACTACTCCAGGTCAATAAATTACTTAATGATGAAAGAAGCACCCAGGGATACGCTATACCAATACGTAGGACCCATAGATGGAAAAACAAGAAATGTATGTTTGAAACAAGGTTCAGAAGGACCACTAACAATGGACCAAATAGAAAAAGCGTACGGTAAAAGCGTGTTGACATACGGTGGTGGTTATAACTGTAGACACGCATGGGAATCAGTTTCAGAAGTAGGAGTAATGAAAGAATTATATGACCCAGAAAAAGCAAAGGAACTATTGAGTGGCGATTAAAAAATTTACAGATGCAGAGTTCTGGAGAAAGACTGGAGATAAAGCTAGAGATTTGACCAGGCGTGAATTATTTGAAAAAGGTAAAAACGTATACGGAGAAAAATGGTGGGGAGGAAGATATTCACCAGAATACACAATAGCAAAAAGGTCTGGAACATTACCAGGTGCTGCCTCAGCTTTTGCTAACAAAGTTACACCAGTACTAACCTCACAACTATTCAAAGACTTCAAAGGCTTTCTAAAACCTAGACATGATGGAGTGCAACTAGGATACCCAACACTAGGAGATAGAGTAGCAAGACTAAGAAGCGTTGGAAAAAAAGGAACACTAACATCTCCAGACCAACCACTGCCTAAGTCAGTACAAAAATTTATAGCTAGTGAGTATAGCAAATACATAAAAAAGAATTCAAAAAACAGAACAAGAACACATACAAAAAAAGGTACTAAAACAAAATAGATGTGCGGACCAGGAATAGAATTAATAGAAATGATAGAACAAGAAAAAGAAAAAAAGTGTTCCAAGTCACATAAAGAATTGTATATTACACCTAAGAATTTCTTTAAAAACTCAACAAAAGAGGTAAAAAATGTCAGAAGAAAAACAGACTCAAACTAACGCTGAAAAAAACAGCGAACAAAATACTAGCACACAAGCTAGTCAAAACAATGTGCCGTACGATAGATTCACAGAAGTCAATACACAACGCAAAGAAGCACTGGAGCAAAACGGAAAGCTACAAGCTGAACTAGACAAGATATATGCTGATCGTAAAGAAAAAGAACAAGCAGACCTTGTAGAGCAAGGCAAAGCAAAAGAAGCTCTGGAACTTGTAACAAAAGAACGTGACAAGTATAAAGCAAAAGCAACTGAGTGGGACAACTATCAAGTAAATCAAAGAGAGAGCTTGATGAGTCAATTGACAGATGATAAACACAAATCTATTGCTGAAGGTTTGAGTGACCTAGGAAAACTAGGAGATTTTGTGCAAAGCGTAACAGCAACACCAAATGCACCTTCAACATCTACTGCAAGAGCAACAAGTGGCAAAACTACAGAGATGGGTGGATATGGATCCTGGGAAGAATTTGCTATCAAAGACCCAATCAATGCTGAAAAAGCACTGCACAATGGAAACCAAAAAAAATTCTAAGTAAAAATCTCGTAGGAGATTGGTCTCAAAATGAAGGTACGCAAGTACAGCTGAAAGAGATTTTAAATATAAGAGGATAGTTCAATGGCTGACGTAACTAATGCTACTGATACTAATGTCGCAACTGGTGGTCTAGGTAAGACCGTCGCTGCTGCGATTGTTCAGTTTAACAAAAGTGCTGTCGCTGCACCTTTAATTCAAATGAATGCTGCCTCGCCAGGAACAAACGTAGTTCAGTTCCCAGTGTATAGCAAACTAACTCCTTCTTCAGCAGTAACAGAAGAAGCAGAAGGAACAGAAGGTACAGAAATAGATGCAACAGCAATCACAACAACAGCAGTGTCTGTTGAAGTTTTAAGAAATCACATCAACGCTAAGGTAACAGACCTTGCGTCTTTTGCAAACAATGATAATTTAATGGTAAACACTGGTCAAGTTCTAGGTAACGCAGTGGCTACTAAATTCGATTATGACGTTTGTCAATTACTAGACGGTGCTGCGACAGAAGTAGGCGGTGCTGCGGTTTCTTGTCATTTAGGTTTGATTTTTGATGCAGTAGCAAACCTGGAAAAAAATGACGCACCAAGACCATATAGTGCGATTTTACACCCACTTCAAGTATGGGGTTCATTCGGTTTAACAAATGAATTGTCAAACGTTGCGGTAGTACAATCAAACGCTGGTCTTTCACAAAGCAATGGAGTAGGCGAAGATTTTCGTAGAGCTGGATTCGCTACAACTATAGGTGGCGTGGATATTTATACTTCACCACAAGTAGTCTCAACATCAGATCAACACAAAGGTGGAATTTTTGCAAAAACATTCCTAGGCTGTGGATTTATTGATTTTGGTGGAGGAAACTTCATACAGCTAGAGCAAGAAAGAAATGCACTAGGTGCTCAAACTAATATCGTTTGTAATGGATATTGGGAAATAGCAGAAACTGTGGACTTACATGGAGTGGAAGTACATACAGAAACATCTACATAATAAGTAGATAAGTAGATCATAAGGGAGGGTCGAAAGGCCCTCCCAGGAAAAACTATGGCAAACGTAAAAATTAAAAAGAAACCAGAAATGAAAAACATCGGAGGACACAAACCGTTCGGTGTAGACCTAGACCCTAATGAAGATTTATGTCTAGTTAAGTCAGAAGAAAAAGGCCAGGAAGCCTACTACAAAGGCGAGAAAATGCGATACATGGATTACTGGAATGAGATATGCACAAGAGGTCGCAAAGCAAAACTTGGTAAAGATTTAAGTTCATCGTTTTCTGGATTCGGTCCAGGAACACTAAAAAAACCCTATAAGGAGTAATATGGCAAAAGCTAAAAAAGAAGTAAAAAAAGTAATTAAAAAATATAAAATCACAAAACCAAATGGAAATGTAATTTTCAGAGAAGGCCTAGAAGCTGACTACATAAAAGTATGTGACAAGAAAAAATGGAAAGTAGAGGAAGTGTAAATGAGTAACTCACTAAGCAATTATAAAATTATAGATGTGACACCAACACTGTCAACTTCTGCTGAGTACAGTCAAAACGATTGTCTTTTTAATAAAGTAGAAATACCTAACGCAACACTTGGAAATAGTGGGTGTTCAGAGCTAGTGCAAATTACAGTGACAAGCAAAAAAGCAACCTGGAAAGAAATAGACGTTGTGATTTTTCAAAACAACCAATCTCTTCAATCAGCTAATGACCCTATAGCAGTGACCGCTGCGGATGGTTCTGCTGCGGGAATGTTAGGATGGATCAATCTACCAATAGCATGTGACCTGGGAGATTTTACTTTTGCAAATGCAGTACCAGCTGTAGGAGAAACACAGCTTCCGCTATTATTAAGCTCAGCAGATGATTCAAGTTCATGTTACTTTATTGCAGTACTAAGAGGAACAGCTGAAACTTTCGCTGCGTCAGACTTGACTTTTAGGTTTCACATAAAGCAAAAATAGATGGCTTTAATAGATGACATAAAAAGACACGAAGGATTCTCAAAAACAATATACCAGGACCACCTAGGTAAAGATACAATTGGGATCGGGTTTTTAGTTTCAACATTAGAGCTAGACGAAGATATATGTGATGAAATACTTAAAAGACTTTTAATTAAAAAAGAAGCACAAATACATAGAAAGTTTGGCTGGTATGATGGACTACCGCAAGAAGCAAAAGACATAGTCGTAAATATGGTTTATCAGTTAGGCCTTAACGGATTCAGTAAGTTCAAACGTACAATACACTACTTATCAGAACATAAATTCAAAGCATGTAGTGTGGAGATGCTTGACTCGTTATGGGCCAAGCAAACACCAAACCGTGCTAAAGAACTATCAGATAGAATGGCTGAAATTGAAAACCTGTGACTATTTACTTAGTAAAGGTTATATAAACCGTAAACAGAAAAAAGAAGTTTTAAAAGAACAAACACAACAGAAGCTCCAAGGTGTAGAAGTAGAAATAGGTCAAATACTACTAGAGAAAAACTTCTTAACAGTAGATGAAATTATAGAAGCACTAACAGAACAAAGCAGAGAGGATAATATGCCCACAGAGATAGGAGAAAACACCAAGGTAACTACAGACTTCAAATTTTTAGGAACGATAGGTGCGATGATCGTGTCCGTGGCTGCGAGTTACTTCAGCATTACTGGACAAATAGAAGAACTAGCTAGTAAAGATTCGCCTAACAGACTGGAACACACACATCTCCAGGAAGAACTAGACGAAATAAAAGAAATGGGCGATTTAAAGATCATAAGCTACAAACTTGATCAGTACGACAATACATTCGCAGAATTAAAATCACTTTCAACAACACTGCAACCACTAGCAACAGACCTAACTACAATTAAAAAAGATTTACTTAATTTAAAAAATAAAAAAATAGAAATGCCAGACATAGACTTATCTGGTATAGACGAATGTAAAGATAAGCTAGATGCACTAGCAGAAGAAATAGAAGAACTTAAAAAACTAGAAGCAAGAGTAAAAAAAGTAGAAAAAAGCATAGGGAGTAAATTCTAAATGAAAAATTTATTAATTTCTTTAGCCGTAGGTAGCCTAATGTCAGCGGGAGAATTCTTCAAATATTCTACGACTTATATATCATACAACCTCTCAACACCTCAACAAACACTAAATACTATAGTGGATATAGAAGATAACTACTCGCTGACATTGGGTGTTCGAAAGATAGCAAGGTTTGACTACCAGAAAAAACAAAAGTTTTATGATGGAACAGAAGAAGCACTTTCAGACAAAGCGTTTATAGGTGCAGTACCAGGCTGGGAGTATTTAATAAACGTTTCAGATGTTAAAATAAACGGATTAGAATATACAGATTCAAAATTTTGGATAAGAAACTCAAAAGAAAAAAGTGTATTTAAATTTAAATATTACAAAATAGATAGCAGAAACCTTGAATTTATTACTGGAGATGTTAGATATCGGAAAAATATAAATCGTTTGGATATAACTGCTGGAATCGCTTTATTAGGTCATCCAGCGTTTGGATATGATGCATACTCAGAATACGAAGAACCTTGGTGGCAGTTAGCATACGACTACGGATACACAGACTATACCTACCCACTAAATGACTTAAACAACAATGGAGAAATAGAAAGCTATTGGATCTGGATTGAAACGGACCCAGAAACTGAAGATGGATACTGGGAGTATTTCTATGAAGGACTAGACTATTATTGGGAGGACCCAGAAGGAAACCAGATAGCAACGTCAGATACAGAGTTCTATCAATACCACCAGCCTAAAGTAATTAAAAAATACAATGAAGATAAAATAGACGAACTGGACTATCAAAGCTCTGTGTCTTTAGTATTAGGCCTGGACTACAACTGGAGCAAAGATAAATTTTATTTTCACACATGGACATCTATATACCCTATAAGTAAAGGACTAACAGACTACGCATTCGTAGACGACTTAAAATATGAAGTGGGCCTACTGCTAGGATATAAAATTAATTCAATTGGATTGTTCCTGGAAGGAAACTACCTGGACATATTCAAAGAACAATACGAAGTAACAACGGGCGTAAATTTTCAATTTAAATAAACAAGGAGGGCGACATGGCGTCAAACATAGCAAATCAATTCACTGGACTACCAATAGAGAATTTAATATCAGCTCCACTTTTGGCTGCTGCGAACGGTCAAAAGGCTTTGGCTGCGACAACTGCACAATTTATAACAGAGGTAGGTATGGACTCAAGTGGAAACACAAAGTCTGTAAAGTTTAACTACGAAGATGGAACAGAACAAGTAGCACTAAACGTTCCACTGCTTTCGATCATAAACGTACCAAGCCTATGCGTAGACGAAATAGACATAAACTTTGACATGGAAGTGTCAACACAAACAGCAAGTAAATCTTCTACAGATACATCAGCAGAGCTAACTGTTAAGGGTGGCTTCGGTTGCTGGAGTGCTAAGTTTACTGGTAAAGTTTCACACCACTCAGAAAACAGCAGACAGTCAGATACATCAGCAAAGTACACAGTTTCTGTAAAAGGTAAAGATAAAAAACCAGAAGGACTTATGAAAGTATTGGATATGTTAAATAGCTCAATAGGCAAAGGAACAACATCTGGCGGAAGCGATGACGGAAAATAAACATAAGAAGGGTTCATGGCTGGACCACTTATACAAAGGTTTATACGATGCAGTATGTCAAGCAACATCACTTGCTGAGAACCAACATATAGAAGCATTAAATAAATTTTTTGATAAAGACGGAAACGCAGAATGCATGGAGATAAAAGTACCAGGCGATAATGGAGAAACACAAAAAGTGCAAGTGCCTTTAATAACTCTAGCACCACAAAGCTCAATAAAAATAAAAGAATTAACTATGGAGCTAAAAGTGAAACTGACTGGATTCGGAAAAAGAGAATCAAGACTTGGTGGTGGAATTTTTTGCAAGAAAGACGCTGGAGCTGTTAGTGCGGACCTGGGAGCTTCAATACTTCCAAAAAAGAATCAATATGCTAATTTAAAAATAACATTTGAAGGAACAGACCCACCAGAAGGTGTCGTTCGTTTAAATAACAACTTACTAAAACAAATACCGTAGGAGGTATAAATGGAAAACTTAACACTATGGATTGGCGGTGGATCAACAGCAATAGCACTATGGGTGCTTAAAAAAATACCTAATGACAAAATCTATTCATTAGTTAATGGAGTTTGTTTCAAAGCTGGTACGATCGTAACGCTAGGACTTTCAAAAGCTAAGTGGAGTAAAAAAATCTGGAACTCAACAGTAGAACCATACTTCGTAGACTTAATAGACAATACAGTCGGTGCTGCGGTTGACGGTTTTATAAAAGGACTTAAATCTGACAACTAATGAACTATAGAGATTTAATAAAACAACTGTCAAAAATATTTCAGAGAAAAACTAGAAACAGCGTAACTCTTAACATAGATGAACCTTTAACAGAATCAAAAAAAAATCTGAAAGTAGGCGATAAAAAC